CTTGGTCCCAGTTTCTAAATGCTGAGGGACTCTTAGGGTCTTCGACCTCGAAGCGATTATCTGCGATAATATAGCCAGCCTCGATTCCATCTCGAAGAACCATAGAACCATTTGGGTCAAAGGAGTGCACGAGAATCGGTTGTCGACAGGTCTCAGCAAGGGTGGTCTTGCCTGTTCCCATATCTCCGTAGATTAAGGCGTTAAAGCCTCGTTTCTCTGAGCTCTCCTTGTACATCTGTCTGATGTCGTTGATGCTCTTTACTTTTCTTGCCAGTTGTTCATCCATTGTTTCACCTCCTTAAGTTAGTCTACGAATGACTGCTGCTTGACCTCTTCCACCTTAGGTCTCACAGCAGTTATAGTGTTGCCACTTATTATGTATTTAGCAGAGTCCTCTATTTGCTTCCTTGGGTCCCAGTGCTCTACGATGTAGCCTAGAGGAACTTGGTCGATGTGCTGAAGCGGATTAGCCCATGCGATGCAGAAGTCATGGTACTGACAACCAAAGTAGTCTGTGCAAGCAGTAGTGTTCTGCTTGAAACAGCTGAGCGTATGAGCGTCTTCGTCAGCCTGCATTAGCTTCTCTATGTCCGTGAAGTAGTCCTCTACCCACTCTATTATATTGACGTACCAAGCATTGAGCATCTCGATGTCCCTTCTGACTGGTACTCGTATGAACTCAGGTGGTTTCTTCTTGAAGAACGCAGTGCCATTTATGTATACTCCGTAGACCTGCTCCTGTGGGAAGATACTGTAGAGTGCATGATTGTAAGCGTTCGGTTGGATAGCAAGTATCCATTTGTCTATAAACTGCCGTCCTAGACTGCTTGCAGTCTTATGTTCGAGCGAGAAGTAGCGTCCGAACTGATCTTGGAGAATGGAGTCAATCTTGAAGTGAATATTGTACTCACTCGTTAGTGGTACTGAACCAGCTACTTCAGTGAACAGTACCTTACAGCCGACATCTTCTAGGTTGTACTTCTGAACGTAAGCAACAGCAGCCTTAATGGCATTCTGTAGATTCTTAGGGTCATTTTCTGCGTCCTCTTTCTCAGTCATTTCAAGCCAATAGACCTTCTCGAAGGCTTCTATCGCTCCAGGCATATCTCTGTATCCTGTTATGAGAAGGTGTTCCATCAAAGCGTGCCAAGCTGAGCCGAAGGTTAGATGGTAGCTCTTTGCCTCTTTCCGCCAACCAAGTATGTATCTATAGAAAGCACGGCGAGGGCAAGCCATGTACTCTTCGAGCTTACTGCTGTCAAGAATATTCCATATAGGGTTCTTTTCTATCATTGACATTCCTCCGTTATATACTCCAGTACCTTGTTCATCTTTACATATAGGCTGTAATTATAGGTAACAATAGTTTCTATCCCTGCATTCTGTATGACTCTCTGACACATATTACATGGTAGGTCGCTGAGGATTGCTTCGCTGTTTCTCTCTATACCTACGAGGTACATTATACTCCCGAGGCATCGCTCACGTCCTGCGTGGATTATAGCATTTACTTCTGCGTGCACGGAGCGGCAGAGTTCGTAGTTCTGTCCCTTAGGAACTTTCAGTTCCTCTCTGAGGCAAGTGGTACAGTTGGTAACGCCACGAGGTGCTCCTGTGTAGCCCGTGGCTACAATCTGGTCGTTACTGACGATGACGGCTCCGTAGTTACGGCGAAGGCAAGTGCCTCGCTTTGCTACAACGTGCGCTAGTTCTAAGTAGTATTGTCGTTTAGTTGGTCTGTCTTGCATTAGCTGACTCCTCTAACTGTTGTGAAAATTTCACCAAAGCGTCGTCGACAGCTTTCATGGCTGTCTTGGTATAGATAGAGAATACATAGTTAGTGCTGTCTGTTCCAGCTATGTATACTCTATACGTCTCGTTCTTATTACCAGAAGAGAATCTGTTTCTTACATACTCTAGACTTATGAGTATGCCTTCTGGTAGGTTCGCTTCCAACTTCTTCATAGCTCTGTCTAGTTCCTTTTTCATCGTCTATCTCCTTTACGTTTATAGTTTATCCACTATCCTCACGAAGACAGGAAACCGTGGAACTCTTTTACCTGTTGTAATATGTTGATACTGGACTTCGCACCACTTACCAATAAGCAACTCTCGCTCTTTCCAATACTCCCTACGTTGGTCAGCATTGAGACCTGAGCCAACTGTAAAGATAGTACCATCGTCACCTTTACACGCAATGGCTCCGAGTGTTCCTTTTGGTGCTCCATTTATACTTACCTCCTCGATTGTACCTATTATCTGATACAGGTCATTCTTCTTAGGCTTGAACTTCATCATACTAGTCGACCGCTTCCGTTCGTAGTAAGCATCCTTATTCCTTAGAACGAATCCCTCGAAGCCTTCCTTGCAGAAGAGGTCGAAGTATAGCATTATATCGTCTAAGGACATAGTCTCGAAGTGTCTTACGTTTCTTACGTTTGGTAGATGAATATTATCGAATAGTACGTCTTTGAAGTTGAAGCGAGTCGAGGTGCCTCCATATGATATAAGGTCGAAGACATGGAGCTCAATCGACTCGTAGTCATCATGAAGGTTTACTGTTCGAGAGACTATGCTTTCTATAGTCTCAAATGGAGTGCCGTGGATGTAGAGCTCACCATCGAGCTCAAGCTTATCTATCTTGAGGCTCTCTAACTGAGCATTTATATGAGGCACACTTAGGATTTCATTCTCCTCTGAAGAGAGTAGCTTCACGTTGCCCTTACCTTCTACTATAGCTCGGCACCTTATGCCGTCTAGCTTTGGCTGAATATAGTAAGGTGCTCTCCACTTTTTCAAGCGACTCTCTTCGAAAGGTGAACACAGCATGATGCCTTGTCTACTCATTGACCACCTTCCTTTTCTCTTCTGTTGTCCATAGTAGTTCGTTTAGAGCAGTCTTATATCTGTTAAAAGTATCAGATGTAATACGAGCGTCAGCGATATACTCCCTCTTACACTTAGTACAAGTGAGTCTGAGGTACTTAACCATGAAAGTCTCGTTTCCACAGATACATCTGTAAAACATGAGAAGTCTCCTTACCATAATGTTATGGTTTTTAGTTAGTCGAAAAAGAAGGACAGAGGCCATTGACCCCTGCCCTTGTCGACCAAGCTGTCTATCGCGCCTAGCCAGCTTGCTGCAACTTCGCCAAAAAGGCGGCTTTGTCTTCCTGAGACATTGAGCTCCACTTTGCGAGGATAGCTGCTTGTGGGTCTATGCTGCGAGTTCTCTGAACGCCTGGTTTCCATGCTGCGAGTTCTACTGCAATTTCGTCGTCTGTCTTTCCTGCCTCTAAGAGGCTTCTGACAACAGCCTGAGCCCTGATTGTCTGAGCGCTTACGTACGAGGAGAAAACGACATCTTCACCGAACTTCTCTTTTGCTTCGTCGAGGTTCGCGCCGAAGTCGTAGGACCCTGTCCACTCCCTGTCATTCGCCTTTGGTGCCTTTACGTTGATTTCTGTAGCCATACTGTTACCTCCCTTATTAGTTGTTATTCGTGACCCAGCTGGGTCTCGTTTCTGTGCCCATGATAGTATCTATCTTTATCTAGGGCATCATGAACATTGTCTATATGTGTACCTTGTCTAAGATGAGCAGGATTGCAACATAGTCTACTATCACAGCTATGTAAAACAAATAACTTATCATCTATATAACCATACGATAGTATATACGCCATTCTATGTGCTCCTATGTTCTTTCCATCTAATCCAAAGATACCATAGCCACTTATATTTGTTTTACCTTTCCAAAACCAGCAATCGTTAGGACCTTTTATGTCTACTTTAGACCAAAAGCCTATTGCTCGTTCGTTGTAACTATGTCTATTCCGTCCCATTAAAATCATTATATCACAAAACATCGTAGTTTTCAATACAAATTTTCAAAGTTATGTCGATTCCCTCCCATTATTTTGTCGAGCTTCTCTTCTCTCTTGTTTCTTCCTTTCTCTCATAGCAGCTACTTTCTCTGGATTCCTTCTAGCCCAGTCTCTCCAGGCTCTCCTCTTAGCCTCCTTTAGCTCGTCTGGAGGAGGATGGAAGAGAGAGGAGGTTTTATACTCCTCTCTCAGCTTAGCTATCTCCTCCTTTATATCTACTCTTTCTCGCTTATACTGAACATATCCGCACTTATAGCATGAGTGTTTATCGAGTGAGTTTTGTTCGCAGTGTGGACAGATAGTATACATGGCTCTTATCCTCGATTGTACTCTTTTATAGCGTCTTGAAGCTTTAGGACAAGGGTCTTTATTCTAGTCTCTTGAGAGTTAGATAGTCTGAGTGTATAAGGCTTGTCCTCCTTCGTAGAGAAGAGCTTCTTCACCTGAGCCTCAAGAGCCTGTATCTTCATGTCGTGTCCGTTGAGATAGCCGTCAGTTTGCTGTTGGTACTCTTCGATGTTTCTTTTATTGATAGTATTACTATCTATAACATCGAAGTATTCATTGCAGGTTTGTTTGAGCTTCGAGTACTCAGCTGCGTTCTCTTCTATCCTTGCTCTAAGCTCACCTATCGAGCAGAGAATATCTGAGATAGCTTTGCTGAACTTAGCGTCTATATCTACTACCTTGTTCCTGAGTAGGTCTCTCTTAGTAGCCCTAGGTAGCTCTGCTATAGCTTCTTTCTTATAAGGTCTTGTCATGATTTTCCTCCTCTCTTACTTCTCTTCTTCTATTGTCTATCTTCGTTATCTCTTCCTCAAGGACTATAACAGCAGCTGCAGCGTAGACCATGATGTCCAGGAGCTCATTTATCTTGTCTATCTTCTTCGGAATCCTAAGAACCTCTCTCGCTTTCTTCCTTATCTGGAACACAGCAGCTGACTTGTCAGTTCCTCGAAGGTCATTGCATATCTGTTGCTGTTCGAATAGCTGCCCTTCTTCAGCATGCCTTATCTTCCCTTTACCAATAGCGGCTCTGCGAAGAGCCAACTGGAAGATATCTTGCAGCTCGTTGTACCCTTGGTACGCAGTTAATACACGCTTCTCAGCTTCTTTATCCATTTTCTTCCTCCTCTGTTCCATAGAATTCATCTTGACACTCTTGACAGAGACCGCCTATCTTGTACTCTCTAACAGACTCTAGATCTCTGAATGAACTAATGTCTATCTGCTTATTACAGAAAGGACACTTCTTCATTTCCACATTCTCTACTGCTTTCTCAAAGCCCATAGCTTTCATTATATCCTTGTTCACGTTTGCACCTCCACTTCCCTGCTCTTCACCAAGACGTTCCCTGAGCAGTTTATTACAGTACCATCTTTGAAGTGAAATGTCCATACGCTAGGCTCTTCCTGTGTTGGAAAGTAGAAACGCTCAATACTATCCACATTGTACGGCTCTCCATGTATCTCCACGTGAATCAAGACTGTCTTGCTAGGCATCATTTCCTCCTTCTCTTTAGTCCTAAATCAATTTCTACAAATTCTGTTAGATGACCATATAGGTTGCATTGGAACTTCCTTGGCTCTATTCCGTAAGTATATCTTGTATACCTACAGCAAGCACATTCTTCATCCTTAGCCTTTGGATAATCTATGCTATACTTACACACTACTGGATTCATCTCTAGCCTCCTCTACCATTTCTTCTCCATCTTCACCTTCACTATCTCCTCTTTCATCTTCTCCGTCTGCAGTAGCATCCCGTTTGGTGCTAAGACAATCAGCCCAAGGGAAGGCATCCTCACCATCGTCCTGTCGCTCCGTAGAACCTCCGAGGTCGTCAAATTCCTCTGGTAGACTCTCCCCATCTGGAACGCTGTCAAGATCATCAATACTGCTATTAGAAGTATCAGTCCACAATCCTTTCGTGAAAATTTCACCACAGTTCTCCTCCTCTGGCTCATCGAGCCACTGTTTGAATTCTTCTTCGCTTAGTTGGTATAGTGATTTCTTGATGGGTGGGAACTTGATTGGGTCTAGTTTCTCAGGCGGTCTCTTCGCTAGTTCTCTCTTCTCTTTATTGTAGAGAGACCATGAGATAGATGCTATCTTGCAGTAATCTAGTAGCATCTCTTCGAGGGCTTCTCGCTCTAGTGCCTTGAGGTACTCTCGGCAAGATGAGCAGCTTGTTGTATAACTGGTGATTGCTGTAGGAGTATCTATGTTGTTGAAGTATACTACGTGAGCATTACCTGCCTTGTCTACGAAGGATATACTTTCTTTCTTCGAGAACAATACTGTCCTCACTTCCTTGTGACTGCACGTTATACACATAGTTGTAATCTCAATATTGACATAGTTCTTCACCGAGTGGTGAATCGTCTCCTTCTTACCGACTGTCGTCTTCGACGGCACAATGTTAAGAAGAGAAGAGGCCTTCTCTTTGACGCCTGGCTTCGACAGAAGCTCACGGAGCATATCATTGAGTTGTTGTTCGGGAGTTTTGATTTCATCTGTCATATCTCCCCTCCTGCTGATTCTTAGCGGCACGATAGCAGATATAGCAGAGTTTAGCATCTGGCTTCTTAGCGACCAGATTCTTCTTAAGATTCTTACCACATACTGCACAACGCTTGTTACTCATCTCTCGATGAGTATAAGGCTTCCTAGCCATGGTTTATCCTCCTATTTTAATATAGTCTTCCTTATCATTTCTTTTATACTTCTGTCCTTTACCAGTACCAAGTCCTACTCCAAATAATACATGGCATGACTCACACATTAGTGTCCAAGAACCATAGATAGTCCTGCCATCAATAAGATAGAAAGGTTTCTTGAGTCCACAGACATCACAGTTGTAGTGACTGAAATGTGCTTTCTCTCCAATCTTCATAATATCACCTCCCTCTTGATGAGTCGTATGTTATCCATTTCAACTTCATGGGTAATTATACCACAAAAATACGTAGTTGTCAACCGTTTTACAGGTAAAATGACGTAGTCATTTCATTTTGCCTTCGGTGAAAATTTCACCGTAGTTAATCATGATACTTACGTTCTGGGTCTATTCTATCCTCTATACTCAGTAAGCTCTCCTCTGGATTCTTCTCTCGCTCAGCTGCTACCATAGCCCAGAACTGTTGAGAGTCTGCTATGTTTAAGCTAGTAGGATTCATAACATTATCTATATCTTCTTGAGTAACCAACGCTGGAGCATATTTCCTACCTATATTATTTGCCTGCTCAGTAATCTTAGCATCATCTTCGAAGGCGTTCTTTATAGTCCTTACTCGTCTATCAGTTGGCTCAAGCTGAGCTACTGTGTACCTGTTCACTTGTAGCCATTCATATGCCTCTTCTATTGTCTCTGGAATTGGTATACTATACTTACTCCAGAACATATCGGACGTTAGTTCTACCATCAGCCTACAGAGGTCTGACATACTGTCTACACTCGTCCCTAGATGTTCTATCCCGTTTATAATCTGTACTATCTTCCTTACATCTACCCAACCTTGTAGATTATAGTTCTTCTCGCCTGTGCCTCTCTGCCTTCTAATCCTAGTCCTCATAACTGCCTCCTATTAGTTATTTAAATACATTATACCATATAATAACATAGTTTTCAATATAAATCGACATAGTTATGTTTGTACCCTATAGAACGCACTAATGTATTGTGTATGCTATGTCCTATGTCACTATGTACCTCCCGCCCGTTCATATACCCATTCATTAGTACGAGTGTAGTGGTACAATCATAGTAGTTTTGTTTCTTTTTTTTTTTTTTTTTTTTTTTTTTTTTTTTTTTACTACTAAAACAACTACAACCCAACTACAATGGGCATGAATGGTGTGGATGGACATACATAGTGACATAGAACATAAAATAAACCATACACAAGAAAAGAAAAGGCCCATTGCGGGCCTAATGCGGGTTTAGGTATGGACTTATGTCCATAAAGAGGATTTAGCGAGGATTACGAAAGAGTATATCTCTAGCTTCACAGAGTTTTAACCATAGTTTCTCAAGCTCATGCTCTGTAAGATCAGCGTAACTATGATGATTAGGCATACGATCTACATCATGATCTATATATGTCTTTATATCATTAGCAGTATGCCATACCCAGTTTTGTAATAATTCTATTCTATTAGGCTCCATAATATCACCTCCCTTTCTTTCGACCTATGGTGAAATTTTCACATAAGTTGGTATGATGGACTCTCGATTTACATTAATGCCTTTACTGCTTCTATTGCCTTCTCAGCTGTTCCGTATTTCTCGATAAGAACTAGACTTTTCTCAAGGCCAAACATTTGCAGTAACATCTTATCAGCCGTAAGAGTAATAGCGCCACGTGTGCCAGGTTTCGGGACGAGATAAGTTGCTTCTGTTGGTATCTTTATTCCCTGTTTCGTAGCCGCCCGACGTGCAGCCGATTGCCACTTGATAACCATAGCATCGTAAGCATACTCACGAATATCAGCGTCAGTAAGACCATTCAAGTCAAGAGTAAGCTTAGTCTTAACACCTACACCATTAGCATTTGGTTTCGTCTCGCAATATAATACCTTTTCCATAACAGACCTCCATTTCGTTTTTTGATTTATACTCCAGAACGCCGAGGTCCATCATACCATCTCAATATTCAATTGTCAACTCGAGGTGTTTGATTAATGCGGAATATAACCGAGGTCATTAATCATTCAACATTCGAGAGATTATCGAGGTGTAACTTTCGAGGTGTTTGGCATCGCACCATTGACCTCGCGGGACGTCGTACATACCACGTACCCTCGATTTGCTCGCGGTTTGTTCAACCGCTTTCCATACTCAATTATACCATGAGTGCTCGTTGTTGTCAACTCGAGAGAAAATAAATAAAATCGGAGGGCGGCCTAGGGGAAACACCCCTTCCCCGTGCGAGTGGAGGCTCATTTCTGGTGCTTTCGAGTTTTATTAAAACCATATTCTGGTACATCCGTACCACCTTCATCACATCGCAGCCGTGCAAATCTAACTATGGTGAAAATTTCACTCTAGTGCGAGTCCAAGGAATCGTTTCACCCTTTAGTGAAATTCACCATAGGGTAGAGGGCACTATAATTTGCGAGATAGAATCGCTAGAGAAAACCATAATAATATATCTTGACATCTGTCGCCAAAAATGTTAAACTTGGTATATAATGTGAAGTTGTATTAACTACGTGCGAGCGTAGCGAGCTTAAGAGCTGTATGTGAGGTGAAACAATGGGACGAGTCCCTAGTCCAAATGGAAGGAAGTACCAGATTCAGCATATGTGGGATCTTCATCATGAGATATGCAGGCTCGCCTTGCTTGGCATGAAGCACGTTGAGATTGCTGAATCGCTGGGAGTAACGCCTGCTACCGTAGGCAACACTCTCGGCTCTGAGCTCGTTAAGAAGCAGATGATGATACTTCGTGGAGCTAGGGACGCCTCCTCTGTAGATGTAGCAAAGAAGATACAGGAGATGCTGCCAGAGGCACTCGAAGTGCTGGAGACGATACTGAAGAACGAGAACGCTTCACCGTCGGTAAGGACCAATATCGCACAGGACCTTCTCGACAGAGGAGGACACGGCGCTCCGAAGGTTATCGAGACAAGAGGTTTCATGGCACACTTATCTGGCGAGGATATTGAGAGGATTAAGCAGCGGGCGAGGGAGTCAGGGAAGCTCGCCTCGGGAGACGATGTCGACAAGGAGCGTCAGGACTATCTAGACGCAGAGTTCAGCGATACAAACTTTGGTGAAATTATCACCGCAGGAGGACAATAATGAAGAAGCTTTTACTAACATTGGTTCTGTTTCTGTCTGTAGTAACATTCGCACAGGCTGACGGTTCCCTCGGGGGTGCAGTGTGACCGTCCCTTTCGTGTTACAAAAACAGTTGCCAAGTGCGCCAAGTCAACTAAGGCTTGTACCTTAAAATGGGTGTGGAGGAATAGGTAATGGCTTTAACAATTCCAGACTATACATATATTGCCCATAAACTCATCAATCGTCCGTGGGGACCGGAAGTTCGTTT